TATCTAGTATGGTTTTGAAAAGGTCTATGTAGTTGCTTGCTGTACCGCTGTAAAATGACATTAGAAAACTTATAAAATTATGATTATTTATAGTTTATAATAGGTTTGAAATCTTGGATTTTGAGCGATACCTATTATAATCTTTATCAAAAATGATAAAAGACTTAGAAAAAGAGTCGCTAGACTGTTTTAAAAGCTTTAGGTTAATATAAGTATCTGTATACTAACCATTAATCTCGGCATTATTAGCCCGAGCTACATTGATTATTCTAGTTTCCATGCCTGCACTATTTGCAATCTCATTAGCTAGCTCATCTTTATTCATCACGACGACAATTTTGATATTCTGATTAGATGATTGACTAGTATTTGTAGTATTTGTAGTAGTTGGCATAGAGCTATTACTAGGCGTGCTAGGTTGTGTACCTACATAGCCACCAGTAGCATATTTAGGTATTCTAGCAGTTGTATTTAGCTTATCAAGAAAACCTGTACCTAGAGCGTTTACAGAGCTTGCTTTGATTACATATTCTCCGTTTGAAAGCATAGCAGGCACGCTATCACTTGTTGCAGTACCTGCACCAAATACAGCACCGCCATCACTAAAGGCTTTAATAGGACTCCCACCTACTCCAACTTCGCCACCTTGTGAGAAACCAAACAATGAGCCCAAACCACTACCACCACCAAGCCCCAAACCTTGCAAACTAGCCATCAAAGCCTTAAACACTAGCATTTTGATAATAAGATTAGCAATATCTTGAAGTATATTGACTGTCATTTCTTTGAATCCATCAGCGAAAGATTTTGAGCCACTAAGCACATCAGATATAGTGCTACTCATGTTATCGCCGATAGACATTATACTGCTACTAAGTAAGTTGCCCATAGCTATAGCACCAACCGCATCAACATTGAAATTAGCCCATGCACTAGCAAATGTATTTTGTGCCTCTGTAGTCTCTTGTAGAGTCGTTTTTTGTGTTTGTAGTTGAGATTGTAGCTCTGCTAGTGGTATACCTGTACGATCTGCAACATCTTTTAATCTTTCTAATTCTGCTGTTTGCAAAGCTAGTTGCTCTGTAGAAGTTAAAAGACCCTGTGCATCAGTTATGCCGATACTGCCTAATAAATCAAGTTTTAATTGTGCTTCTGATAGCTTATAAGTGCTAGCTGTTAGCTCTGATTGCTTGTTTTTAAGTAAGTCTAGTTTAGCAAATATACTTGATACCTTATTATCCTCTAAGCCAAGTGACTTTAAGAAATCAGTATCATCATTACCTATTACTACACCTTTTACTTGTTTGAGTTTGTTTTCTAGTTCTGTAGCGTTTTCTAGTGCTGCTTTAAATGCTTTATTTTGGTCCGCAGTAAACTTACTAGTATCGACATTGTTAGACAATGCAAATACTTTTGACATATCGCCACTAATCTTAGCCTTTGCTAGCTCAGCTCTTTTCTCAATACCTGCCATCAAATCACCAAACTGCTTATTGACCAAGTCTTGTTGGACTGATACATTGATCTTTACATCTTTATCCTTTATTTCCCTTACTACTTCATTGGCTTTTTCAATAGGCATTGTATCTATTACAAACTTCATAACAGCATTATCTGCATCAGTTATTCTAGCTTGCTTTAGTTTATTTAAATTATCTAAATTACCACTTATCTGAGCATCTATGTCTTTTAATGAATTTTTAAGACCTGTAGTTACATCTATATCTATTTTTATGCTATCGCTGATAGCTCCAATAGTGTTATTATAGCCATCTATAATAGACTGAAAGCTCTCCGCAAAAAATAAAGATATTTCCTGAGCAATCTTACTCACATATAGAGGGAATTGCTGAAAACTAAATATAATATCACTTATAAAGTTTTGCCCTCTTGACTGTATATATTTAAAAGCGGAATAAAACATAAAAGGTATAGCTGTCATACCTTTGTTTATAAATTCAATAAAAGAAGAAAAAGACCCTTTTACTTTGCTTATACTATCAGGCAAAAGACCAAGTGTTTGACCTATAGATATGACGCTATTGATAAGCCCTGTTATACCATCAGATACCAAGCTAAATAACTTACTCCAAGTCTTTTTAAAAGCTTCTACTCCCTCGCTATTTTGTGAAAGTAAAGAGTATAAGCCCCCAAGTGCCGTAACTATTAAAAATATAGGATTATTTCTAATCAATAAAAATAATTTGCTAGCTACATTTTTAAATCCACTAGTTGCATTAGTTGCCTGCAAGATACTGCCAATATAGTTTGTAGTTAAGGCTACGCCCAAAACTGCTACTGTCTTAATAAGATTACCAATATTGTTACCAATAAATTCTATAGCCTGTGCTAGAGTATGAGAGAACCCACTCGCCTTATCAAAAATAGCAAAGCTCTGTAGTAAGTTAGTTCGCATATTAGTGAACGCTTGACCAACTGTTATATCCATTTTGCTAAATTGGTCTTCAATACTTCCGCTCTGTTGTTGAAATGCTTTGATAACTAAATCAGCTGTCAGCTTACCCTCTTGAGCATAAGCTCTTAGCTCGCCTTTCGTAATACCCAACGACTTAGCTAGCTCTGCCATAAGTATCGGTGATGCTTCACTTATCGCATTGAACTCTTCACCCCTTAGCACACCACTTGCCAAAGCTTGCCCTAATTGCAAAACTGCCGAGCCAGTCTCTTGAGCTGACGCTCCAGATACTTGTAAAGCTTGCGATATTGTTTCTGTAAGATTAATCGTATCTTGTTGAGATAATCCTAAAGCTTTCGTACTTCTAGCCATACGACTATAAAGGTCTGCAACATCTCCGATGCCAGTCCTAGACCTCAAAGCTACTTCAAATAACTTACCTTGCACTTGAGCCAATTCTGCCGTTCCATCTGTGACCACTTTCAGCTTGTTTTGTAGTGTCTGAAGTGTATCAGCCATACCAACTAGTTTATGAGCAACTAAGCCAACTCCAATGCCTGAAATAGCTGTTTTAAGTAGTCCGCTTACTCCTGCTGTCTGATTAAAGCTATTTGCAACTTTATCGCTTGAGCTACTTAATGCTTTATTTGACTGAGTTGTCTTAGCGTTTTGTTTGGTTAGTAATGCTGTTCTCTTATCGGTAGTCTGAGCCTCTACACCAATATCTCTTATCGACTTAGCTACAACTTCGCCACCCTGCTGTTGTATCTTGATGTATATACTTTCATTACTCATTTTATAATGCCCTTAGGTTTGAATTTTGTTAGCCTTACAGCTTCGCTATATACACCTCTTGGTGCTTGCATTTTTGAGTGACCGTCTTCTATAGGTATTGCATAAGGGAGGTTGTTTTGTATAAATATAGGCTTTGATATATCTGTGTAGTTATCTAATGCAGATTTTGAGTTATTCCCATTAGCAGAATCAAAGTCACTTCTATCGCCGATAGTTATGCGGTTATTTCTTAGGTATTGACCAGTGTCAATTGGTGATAAGAGTTCAATATTTGTATATATTTTATAAGCATAAGCTGTAGTGTTATTTGCTATATTCTTTTTAACATCTTTTGACATCATTTTCTTTGCAAAATCTCCAAACCCTGCCATACCTAAGCCTTCTTCCTTTCTTTCTCAATCTTCTTACTTACGCACTCCATATAGTGGCTATCAAGTGCTTTGAGTATTTCGCTAAACTCCTCTATATCTGCATACTTCACAAGCTCTGCGTACTTGATAATGTCAAATATACTTAGACTATTTACACCGCCATCAAAGCTAGTTCTAGTGGTGCCAAGTTCAAAGAAACAATTTATAAAAAAGTAAGTCGTACTATCAGGCTTGTTTTCTATAAGATGAGCAGGGATTTTTAAGCCCCTTTCTATCCGCATCTCTAGCTCCATAGATCGTTTCTGATAGTCTCCAGATACTACATCAGCTATTATTTTTTTAGCTTTCCCAGTACTTCACCTACAAATTCATTTTCTTGTTGAGCTAGCTCTAGGATTTTGTTAGCAGATACTGAAAAAGTTTCTAGCAATTCAAGTACGATAATCTTATCAAATGCTAGAGGTTTACCCTCCTCATCTTCAAGACCTTTGTAATCAACTACTAACTCATCAGCTATCAGCTTTCTTAGTTTAGTTTCTTGCTCTTGTGTATCAGTTGCATCTTCTTTAACTTCTTTCATCATCTGCACTATTTGGGAGTTAAATGCAGGTGTTATAAACTTTACTTTTATTTTGAGTTCTGAATTGTCCAATAGCTTGAGCCAAAGACCTTTAGATTTGATTTCTTTGACTGCTTTAAGTTGTGATAATTTCATTGAGATATACCTTGTTTTTGATTGTTACAAGGTAATTTTAGGACTGATTATAAAGTGTGGATTTTAAGCAAAAGCCTCAAACTTCTGCACCATTAGAGTGTAGCCTAATTCTTGGCTTTCTTTCGCACTAAATGGTTGGTCTGCAACGATAGTGTTATCACTTGTACTTTCATCTATACCTGTGAAATTAAGGCGTGGAATATTAAAAAGTACACTTTGACTGTCAATAGTATTTGTGATACAGATTGATAGATCTTGATTGTTTGCAGCTTTTTCAAACTGCTCAATATCATTAAGCAATACTGTCAAGTTTCCTGTCAATACAAAGTTACCACTATCAACAATTTGCGGATATTTTGATCCAATTCCCCAGAGCTGAGATACATTGTTTGCTATGTTGATACCATACGCTGTGACGATATTATCATCAGATAAGTCTTGACCATCTATCACAAATCTGCCAATGTTATTAGACGCATCCATGAAATTAGCCTCATAACTAGCTACATCTGTTTGACCTGCGACTGGTGTAGTTTGGTTTAGTGTTTCAAGCCCTAAGAATTCTGCTGTGCAAGCTATATGACCCTTTGATTCTGCTGTTATGTCTAGCGTGTCAGCTATTAAACCACGCATATACCTATAACCGCCACTAGAAAGGTCTGTATAGTCGACATGAGCAGTTAGAGACTTTTTGATAGAGCCATCTATGATAGTGTCACCGATATAAAACTCTATAGCACCAGCAACTACTTCATCAGTCCAGCCAGTCGGTGTTACATCTACAATCATTTCGGTTGATGATACTGATAGCACTCGCACCCAAGCATTATTTTCTGCTGTTGTGAATCCTGCTACCTTAATATATTGACCAACCACTATATCTAGATTAGTAAAGTTAAATGAGCCTGTAGATACAATCTTAGATCCATCTATATCCACTCCTGTTACATTAACACCTACAAGTACTAATTCATAGCCAACTAAAGCACTCGCCAAAGCTACATCTACATCTATCTGATTAGCTGATACGCCTGTGATAACTGCTTTTGATCCTTTACACGCAACTATATCACCAATAGCAAATCCTGTTTCATCATCTACAATTATGCTTGTGCTTGTAGCATCTGCTGTGATAGTTGAGCGGATTTTCTCATCCCAGTCATTCCACATTGCCGACTTAATTAATGGGCTTTCCATAAAGCCATAATTCAAATCTAAAGCTACACTAGCATTTGATGAAAGACCAACTGACTTACCACCTGCAACGCCGCGACCTTTAGTAGTATTGTTACCGTCGATGCTCTCATTTTCTGCTGTGAATGTAGCCTCTGCTTTATTGAGTGCGACTGTTTGAAATTTCGGAGTAGCTGGGATTGTACCCGCTACAACCTCTTCTACAAAACCAATCTTCTTATTTTGAATACTTGCCATTATCTACCCTTTGTTGTTTGTACAAGGGTAATTTTATTGGCTATTTATGAAGTCGGATTTTAGCTTATTTGCTCTTGATAAGAAAACTTAAAAAAGCATTCTATAATGTAGTTATTGAAGTTATCACCTAAGCTATTATCTATGGTAGCGTTCGGCGTAGTTATCTTATTGGTAAGCATTAATCCACTTGGATATAATGACCTTTTAGTTAGTAACCCATTTATAGTATCAACTTTTTCAAAGATATTTTTAGTAGATGTTTTTTTGCTGTTGTAAATATAAAAAGTGACCTTTAAGTCTTGCTCAAATATTGCTTTCTTTTGATGTTGCAATATGGTCTTTTGCCTTGTAGCTCCTGCTAGAGATATATCACAATTTACGAATGTAACTGTATCGGCTGGACGGTCTTCATAATCATTGAAATATACATCAACTAAGTTATCATCAACGAAGTTTGTGATCTCATCTAACTTATTAGCTAAATCACTCATTATTCAACACCCTTTAGATACAGCCTATAACCGATTAAATAATCAGCTGGCTTAATCTCTATAATCTTTATTATCTCGTATGTGATACTACTTGACTTAACTTTATAGCTCTTTTTAAGATCTAGTGAGTTACCTGCTATACAATCCTTATCACTAGCATCTATATAGCTCTCACTCTTAGTACTGCTATCAAGCAATTGCTGCTCTACCGAAGTAAACAAAACCTTTATTGTGCCTATATCAACATCATCATAAGTTACATCGTTACGACTTGCACCTGTCACTTTTTGCTTTTCTATGATATCTACATCAACACCATACTCTTCTAGCTCTTCTAGTAAGTCATTACCAGCATCTATGTAGTCTTGATGAGCCATCTTATAAATCCCTTAGTATGTCAAATGAGCCGTAGCTTGCAGTTTCACCAGCATTACAATCAGCATTACCAAGGCTAGATACGAAGCCATTAAGGTATTTATCTACTGTATGATAGTATCTATATTCTTTCTTACTTTCACCATCATCAGCGTACTTAAATGATTTCTTTATAGCTCCTGCAATATCTTTGCTCTCTTCTATAATCGTTTTAGTATCTGAATTTGTGTAGTCTATATTGGTGTCTAAGCCACCTTGTAATATGTAGATTAAAGCAAGCTCACACTGGGCTTTTTTAATCGCTGTAGGTATCGTTGTTATATTAAGTCCATCAACAACTAGACTAGATCTAGGGAACTTGCTTTCATGAGTTATAGAAGTACCTTTGTAAATATAAGCATTATCCAAGTAGTTGAAGGCATTGATCAAAGCTATTTCTTTTTCAGCGTCGCTCTTAGTTGACCAATCAGTATCCTTGCCAACTGTAGCTAAGTAAGCATCACAATACGCAACCGTTACATAACTATTTACATCGGCAATTAAGCCTGCATCATCTTGAATAATTAAACTCATCTTTCTTTATCCTCTTTATTAGCCTTTGCTTCTTTATCCTCTTTAGCAAGTCCATATTTCTTATTAAAAGCTTTAGGGTTTTTGTTAAATTCTCTTATTTGAGCATTAGTTAGGTTCATAAAATAATTTCCTTAATTAATAGATTGATTAGCAATTAATCGTTCGTTTGAATAAATGCTAATTTGATGTTTTTACGCTGCCATACTCTTGTAAATGTAGTAGCCATTTCTAGCTGCGAATAACCTACCTGACCATCTGTATTAAGGTTATTAGAAGTCATCGAGTAGCCAAGAGGGTGGATAATACCACTCATTCTATGAATTAATGAAGTTTCACCAGAACCGTTACCTGCTTTCTCATCTCTTTCGGTTGCCATAGCATCAACTCTTGGTACTTGTGCATAAGCATAAGCTGAACCACCAAACAAGATACTTGTATAAGTGATTCTGTTTGCACCTGCAACTGCAGGCAAACTATCATCAACTACTAATCTCATGCCCATATACGACATAAACGAAACTTTACCCTCACTGTCCACAACTGTGTCAATAAGGTTTTCCTTTTTAAGTCTTGTATAAGTTACAGAATGTACAGCCAATACACCTAAATCTTCAGCCATATCGCCCATCGTTTGCTTAGCATCCAATATAACATTCGCACTTATACGCTCTGCATCTACTACACCACCAACTGCATCTGTAGCAACTGAAATAATCATATCGCTACCGTGGTTAGCTACACAATCAGCAAGTATACCAAGTGATGATTTGATAACTCTTTGTTGCTCAACCGACGCCCAATAAGCACCTATTCTATTAGCAACCGCTTCTACTGGATCACCTGCGGATTGTAAAGCTTGTACTTTTGCAAGTTCTGCAAAGCTCCACGCTCTTGCTAAGTCAAAGCGTCTATAATTCATAGTTTGGATTGATACTTTTTCTGTACCTATCTTATCTCCGACTACATCCGTCTGATAAGTAGGTTCAACTAAGAAGTCCAAAGGCTTATATTGAGTAAGTTCGCCGATAGTACCACCCACGCTAGCCATAGTAGCTAGTTGGGCATCATTAGCCATAATACCACTAGCAATGAAAGCATTGCCTTCTGTTTGTTTTTCTTGTGCTATTGAACCAAATACTAATGGATTATATAAGTCTGCTAATTGTGTAGTTGCCATTTTTCTAATTTCCTTTTACTAGTTGTTTGTAAAGCTCTGGATTTTCTCTTGCAAGTTTTACCTGCTCCATACCGCTCATTTCTTTCAATGATTTCCGAGATATAACATTTGAGTTATTAGAGATAGCACCGCCACCGCTTGACTTAGAAGTCACAATCATGTCTTTAAACTCGCTCATTCCTTTTATCGCTTCTTTCATTTGATTAACATCTGAATATGTAGCACCGCCAATATTCATAAGCACCCCGCCTGTTTCATCAGAGTAAGCAAACATATCACCGATAAGCTTGCTGAAAACTTCCTTACCGAATAGCTCATTAGCTACGCTTTTAATGGTCTCGTCGACCTTGCCTTGCTTTTGTTTATTGGTAAGGTCTTCGTATTTGTTTTTCCACGCATCTAGCTCCTGCTTAGTGGTGTCTAAAAGGGCTTTGTAGTCGCCTTTTTCTGCTAGCTTTGCCAATCTGTCGGCTTCGGCTTGCTCTTCTATCTCACGCTTCTGCTCTTGTCCTTTTTTCTTTTCTGCAAATAGCGTAGCGTTGTGATTAGCAAGCTTTTGATTTTCGGCTTTTAGCTGTGCGATAATTTCCTCATTACTTAGAGGTGCATCTTGGTCTGTGTTTGGTGTATCGTGGGTTACTTCTGACATTAAACTCTCCGTAGTCTTGTTAAGGATTAATTTTAAAATGGTTTTGCGAGTGTGGATTTTGAGTGTTATTTATAAAAACTCTGCAAACTTATTTCTAAGCTCACCAACTGACAAAGCACGCCCACTATCTACAAACTTATCTAGCTTGACGCCATTATTAAAAAGCTTGTACTTGGTGGCACCTAGATGTTGCTTTTGAAATGCTTTAGGTTGCAGTCTTAGATACTCATCATAGCTAGTGGTAGGTGATACCCTCTCTATACGCTCTAGCTTGCCATCTTTGTCATAAACCCGTACTGGTCGTGTAACTTCACTATTATCAAACATAGCATCGTACTCATCTTTGATGGCTGGCAAAAGTATACTTCTACAATTATAATGAAAAGGAGGTTGCGGGTGGTTTTTAAGTGGATAAACTTTATCGGGAGTAGAACCATAAGCTTGGCAAATAGTGCTAGTACGGTTGTCTAGTATTACTAAGATACGATAACCCTCTAGTGTCTCGCTATTAGCGTCCGCTGTAGCCTTAAACATACCGTTTGATATACCGTTAAGCATAGTGCGAGATTGAGTTATAGATTGCTGCTTTATTTTTTTGTTTATAGTTGGCAACCTTGCTAGTATATCTCCAGTTATTTCATCAACTGTTTGAGATTGCACAAAGGCATTAGTAAGCTCTTGCCTAAAGTATGTTTTAGTTTGGTCTGTAAGAGTGCTAAACATCTTATTTATAGTTTCATTATTAACAATTATTGAGTTTAGCGTCCTCTCTATCTGCGTTTTTGTAAGCTTGGCAACTGTGATACCTGTTACATAATTCTTTAATGTTTGTTGAAAAGTATCCGATTGAGTCTTTGCAAAGTCTAAAGCCATCTGTTTAGCTTCTACATACTCAAACTTCTCACTTGTGAATACTCTGATTAGCTTTCTTAGCTCTGTAATGTTCTTTATATCATTATTCATAAGATGAGTATTGACTAATCCTAATACACGCTCATACTCGTTATCAACAGCCTTTGAATATGTTCTAATTACAGATTGAGATAGTACAAACTGTTTGATAATATCATTTTCAAGCGATTTCAAAGCTTTCACTCTCGCTTTCTAGATCAGCCTTAAACTCTTCATAAGTCATAGCTTCATTAAGTAAGCCGCTCTTTTTGATACCATTAAATAATGCAATTTTAGGAATTGTTCCTTGCGTAACACCGCTAAGCACAATAGATAGCAGTTGAGTATCTGTCATCTCCTCCACTATATCGCTATTAAGCTCAAACTTAACATCTTGATTAGCACCCTCAAACAAAGCCATATACTGCAATGCTCTGGTTATGCCGTTAGATACATTATCCATTACATTAATAAGCTCACTATTTTCTGAACTTGCTTTAATCCTTGAAGTAGTTGCAGTCTCGTTGACGCTATCATTTTTGACAAGCTTAGCACCCGCTGAAATCATCATCTGCTCTATCTTATCTATCTCTAATGTAAGGCTAGAAGTCTCAGCTATTTCAAGATATTTAAGGTCTTCATTAAGTCCAAGCACTACACCTTTGGTAGCACCTGTTGAAAGACCGCCACCATCTTTGATATTATCTGCTGACTGCTTGGATATGTTGGTTGCTACCAATAAAGGTATGCTTTGATAATGAAGTTTTAACGCATTATCTGCATAGTACTGATAGTGTTTGATATTCATATTAGCTAAGTCAATCAGTGGCGAACCATCAATATCACTATTGTTATTTTCTGAACCTGTGAATACAAAAGGTATCTCTGTTAGTCTTTGACCATTAGCCTTAGGCTCATACACTTCATCTTCTTTGTTGCTGTCTTTATATATCACTCTTTGCTGATAATAACCATCTTTAAGCTCTAGCACTCTATAACGAGTCTTACTTTGACTAGAAAATCCTGTGAACTCTAAATACTCTTCTTTAAGCACCACTAGTGATAGCTGACTGGTAGAACCTTTATTTTCTGTATTCCAGTTGATGATATTGAATGCTGAATATACCGACATATAGGCATATAAGTTATTGCTCTGCTTAACCTTATCAGTTATGCCGCCCTGATAACTGGGGAAGTCTACAAGTATTCCACAACGCCCTATGTTTAGTGTGTTTTGCAGCACTCTTTTAGCGACTTGAGTTATATTTTCATTGTCAGCTGAGCAGTTATCAAGGATATAATTGAGCTTGCCATCATCGTTTAAGGATATATCTGGTTTCTTTCTGAATGCTAAACCATTTAAGGATTTTGAAGTTTTACGAACCACATTATAAAACATAGCCAAAGACAGGTATTGACTGTATTTATCATCACTCGCACTTGTAGCTCCGTTGGGCAAAGGTAAGTATTTTATTGTTTCTGACTTTACTGACTTTTGACCACCAAAAGTATCAGTGACTGTTTTCCACTCATCTAAGTGATAAGTATAATCTGCTCTTGGTGTAGATACATCTGACATAAGTGTAATTTTTAAAATATATTGTGATTATTGTAGACCGTTGTTTGGACTACGGATTTTATAGGCAGTAGATTATAAATCATATACCCTAACGCATCAACATAATCATCTTTAGTTGCTGAGCCATTACTTTTTTCAGGTTTACCGCTATCATCATAAGCTTGTGTTTCGAGAGCTTCTACTAACTTAGGACATTTATCCACATCTATCTTTAGTAGGTTGTTTTTAAGAGCCACATTAACAGTTAAAACTCTATCTCTTATCATAGGGTTTATTTTTCTATAATCTGTATAAAAATTCTCATTAAGTATCTGTATATCAGTGCCTGTAGCATTTGATGATTTAGAGTTTCCACTAGCATCAGGATATATGGTGGCTTTATTAGCATATAAAGAGCTATAATTTGGGTATATATCGTATGTTGATTGACTTACCATTTCATCAACAACATA